CTTTTGTCAACCCTGACTCATAGAGCATCCGGATGTAACCCGGCTCCCCTGCGATCAGTGTCTTCTCGAGACCTGAATCTTTTACGTAGTCCATGCGGCCATCAAAGACCACATTCAGCAACTTGTTGTTCAGCTCCACACACACTGGAAGCTGTTCAGCCATCTGCTGTCTTGTGACATTGCTGACGTTCTCTGACCCGAAGAGGTCTGTGAGCATCGACAGCATGACTGACTTGCCGTTACGCCCGTCACCGAGCAGCAACACGTACTTTACTGCTGACCATCCCGGCGCCAACGAAGTGGCTAGGTGGTTCAGCAATGAGTTCGTTTCCTCTTCAGAATCAACCCAGTGTGAGATGACTTCGAAGACTTCAGCTTTGTCAGCCTCATCTGTATTAAGCATCGGCCGGATGAAGTTCGGTAAGAACGATCCATTTGACTCAATGAGTGCTCCGTCTTGATCAAGTACACGCAGCCCTTCATCGGTTCGAATGAACAACGTGTGTGCTGTATCAAAGTTTTCAACGGCCCACTGTTTCAACATAAAGTCGAAACTGTTGAGTTCTGAATCTGTTGAAAACAGAATCTTAGCCTTCTTGTTTGCCAATACTCTTTTATCAGTCCGTGTCATTGGAAGCCAAATCTGTTCAACTGGATCAGACTTCGGTTCAATCTCCTCACTTTCCCAATGTGCTGGGACATATGTTGTTGTGTTGTGCTGTACCAACTCGTAACTTTGTGCGAGAGTTTGAGCAGCACCAGCCAACTCCTTCTTGAGCTTTAGCTCCACATCGTTCCTACTTTCCTATTAGTGCGGTGGTCTCGCCGCTTACTGCGAGACCACCGCCTTACTACGCTTGAACGTCCTTCAGAATCTGAAGTTTGCGTTCTATCAACTCGAGCTCTGATGGCATCAGGTTCGGGTTGTTTAACTGATTAATCAGCTCACTCTGCGTAGCATCTATCTCTTTGTCCATCTCTGCTCCTTCGTTCACAATCGACGTGTGTCGATCCCACCCCGTGCTGTGAACTACTGGAGCATATTAATTCTCGTGACCTTCTTACGGGATACATCCACGCTTGCACCCCTGGGCAGGATGCGGCCGATAAGCTGCCGCCTCTGAGCGTCATCATCCGTGTCTTGCAGGATGATGAGATGATCACATATCTTATCCAAACCATCGGTACCTGTTGCCAGTGTTGACGTTCCAATGAGGATGTTATACATCCCCTGTCGGAACTCCTCCACTACCTTTGCTTTCTGCTTGGTGGTGTCTTTACCAGTCACCAGTGCAGCACTAGCGTTAATTGCTACAGCTGTTCTCATCATGGCTGTTGCCACTGTTGCTGTTGAACAGAAGATTAGCGTCGGCGTATCCACGTTTGCAATAAGTCGGTCCAGTACACTTCGTACCTCAATACGAATTAAACCAACATCATCTACTAACTGGTCATGTGATATAACGTGACGCATTTCCATTTGAGATGCAATAATTTTTTTCTTTCTTCGATGCACGCCATATTCGAATAGCTCAGTAGGTAACTCGAACCTAATGGGATAATCATTTGGCTCTTTTCGATATGCGTCTGGAACATATGACACCTGCGGTAGATGAGCCAAATACGTCTCAGCTGATTCACCCCCGTAGAACATCACCACCCTTGGTGTGTTGGAGAATGGATTCTCCTCTGTTTCGCAGTTGGAGTACAAGAACTGGAGAAACCCACCTTGTACCGATGACGGATCCAACACGTGCTGCACGCAGTACACTCGCTCTGCACCATTGTAGTTTGGCGTCGCTGACAGGATCAAGATCGCTGCTTGCAACGAGCGTGCCAGGCTGTCGAACTTCTTCCACCCAAGCCCGGTGTGACCACCAAGTAGATGGAACTCATCTACGATGATGGGCACGTCTCGCTTGACCTTATAGTTCTTTTGTCTGAACTTTGCATGGCTGATAGGTGTCACTTTGATACCTACACTGGCACCGTCAGCCACCCACTTATCGTTAATGATCGGTGGTGTGAGGACAAGCACTTCAGTAACCCCCTCCTGTGCGAGGATAGCCATTGCTGTAATGGTCTTACCTGCCCCTGTGCGGTAGTACAGGCAGTGCCTAAGCTTCGCACCTTTACCGTGTGTCAGCTGTAGCACCTCCCGTTGATACGGGAACCACTCACCATCCACACCCAGGAGCTGTGTTTGAATCTCACCTAGTGTCAGCATTGGCAGCCTCTGCGATCGTACGAGAAATGGATGCGTAGCCTTCCATATCGTCATAGTTGTCGCTATGCTGCGGGGTGGTGCCTGCTCGCACAGCTTTGAGACCCACCATCATCAGCGCCACCTCGAGTGGTGTGATCTCTTTGCCAGTGATGCCCGACCACACTTTCGCAATGCGTGTGTGGTTACTTACTATGTCACCGTAAATCTTGCCTCTCTCTTCAAGAAGCTCTTCTGTTGATCTTCCTTTGATACCCATGTTCTCCCCCTTAGATCCTTGACCACGGGCGGCCGTCAAGCGCGTCCGTGAGGTAGTCGTAGATTACCCTGTTCAGGGTCTTGTCCTTCAGTGCTCCGTACAACCCGATACGGGCTGCCGATCGTAAGTCTTGGTGATTAGTTGCTTGCGTGAACTTCCAGACCTCCATCGTGTGCATTATGCCGGATTTCACAATCTGCTTTGCTCCGTTATTGTTAATCACCTTGGAGTTCGGAACGGCTTTAGCCAGTTCACTCACCCCAGTAACCATGCGTGCGTCTGTATTAAAGTGAGATCTTGGTCGATACGCTTCAATGAATACATGCGCTACTGGCACAGACACTTCAAGTGTCATGCGCCGTATTTCTGGAATGTCGATTCCGTCCACAACCACGTTCCATATACGGAGGCGGTGGGCTGCTTCATCAAAGACGAAGCCCACCACCCCCGTGTGAACAAGGCCAGGATCGACACCAATGAAATGGTGTTTCATGCCTTCTCCTTATTTCGTGTATCTATAGTCAGCCTTTACTTCAGCTGTAAGCGGGAACGCGTACAGATCGTGAGGGTCTGACATCATAGTTTTGATGTCATGAATTGCATTCTCTAACATAGGAGCACCGGGTTCTTTTGGATTCCAATCGAACACCGCCTCATCGTGGAACTGTCCGATGAGCTGAACGCCTGGGGTACCAGCCGCCCACTTTTGCAAACTTTCCAATACCGAGAAGAATAGTTCACGGCACATCGACTGCGTCAGAATGCCTGAAATCTTTCCACCATAAAGGTTGTAATATTCCATCTGCTTTGTCTTTGGATTGCGGTAATTTTTTGACCACAATTTGCCGTTCTTCACATCAGGCTTGTAATAGTTGACATTCCGTCCACGCATATAACATCCGTGAAACAGCCTAGACAGTACTTTTTCTCCGCTTCTTGTTTTCAGCTCAAGCTGAATAGACTGCGCACCTGGGTGCATGTCTACCAACGTGGCAGGCGTGTACCTCGGAGTGATTGATACAAGGAGATCATTGCCAATGTGCTCTTCTGCGTAACGGCCTCCAACTGCTTGAAGCAACAGCTCGTGTAACGTGGCCCATAGCTTAACGATCTTGTCGTTTGATGTACGCCAGTCTTGTACCAGCTTTGCTGATTCACCAGCTGACAACTCCACGCCCATGCCCTTAGCAAACGACTGGACTGCTTCGCCACCAGCCTGATAGCCACATGCTAAGACCCCTACCTTTCCTGTACGTCGCTGTTCTTTCGTCACCAAGTGATACTGAGTGTGGAAGAGAGCTGCAGCTTGCACCTTGTAGAGATCTAAACCACTCCTGAATGCAGCTAGAGTGTCTTCTTGCCCAGCTAAGTATGCGAGCCCTCGTGCTTCAACTGAGCTGAAGTCACCTACAATCAGCTTTCCTGTAGGCTCTTGAGCAGTAAACACCTGCCGTAGATTCTCCGCCAACTCATCGTTGGTCCACGTGGTATTAGTATTGAACAGCTCATCCATGTCCCTTGCGTCTGATAGACGCTTCAGGTTCTGCATTTGCACGCCGCGGCCGCTAGTCCTGTAGGTCTGGCCGGCGCCAACGTGCATGTATTGATTTCTTAGCTGACCATCGTTACCTGTGGTGTTCTTAATTACCTTGAGCTTCTTCAAGCTCGAGCCTCCCAGAACCATTTTGGTAGCGAGCATACTCGCAACCTCTATGTACTGATCTTTCTGCATCGGCTTGAGTAATTTGCTCTGCAGGCGTCCCTTAATTGACGCGTGCATAGCTATTACATGCTCTTCGTCAAAGCTTCGAGCATTGATGCCTCTGTCTTTGCACCACTTCACTAACTGAATAGGTGAGTTGAAATTCAACTCACTCTCAGTATCGTAAAGAGTCTGAAACCAATGGAGCACTTCCACTTTGTTCTGCTCGTAGAGCTGTGACATGCGGTCTACCGCAGCCATATCTACTCGCCACCCCACGTCGTTCATGCCTTGTGTGATGGCCTCAAATGTGAGCTCTCTATTCATCTCTAAAGTGTTTCCGTACCCTCGTACAAGACTGAGCGAAAGGTTTGCATCCATCCGACAGTATTCTTTAAATTGCATCCAGTCGATGTCGTCCTTTACAGCGTCCCAGTCTGGGCACTTGTCTGCCAGAGAGAACTTTCTTAATAGCCCTCCGCCAGCATCTAGCTTCTTCTCGTTGAGAAGTTGCTGTGCTGCATGCTCTAGCTTTGAAGCTGCACCCATGCACCTCGCAACTACAGCTGAGTCCTTGAATAACTCTGGTTCAACGTTGATATTGAGGCGAGCTGTTACAGCTCTCTCAAATCCAGCGTTATGAACAGCGATCCCAGTGTGCTCGTTTAATAGCACATCTTTTAGTAACCGCCGTCCACGCTTCTTATCCTGAACAAAGTCCAGAACAAGTGTAGAGTCATCCTGATACGAGACTGCGGCAACCAACACTCTGAAGGAGGAATGATTGACGTACCTATCTAGACCCACTACTTTTAGGTCTAGCTCGCACCAGGTCTCATAGTCGAGACCTATCATGCTGTTCCTTTCTTTATACCTCGATATTGTTGGGTCAGCTGTCCACTGATTATTGCTGGAAGCAAGAGTGGACCACGTCTTAACATATGTGTTGTTCGCTTCTTTAGTCATCCGCCATCAGAGCAGCTTCGTCAAGCTCATGCTGTGGATAATATAACTGCATCATTGCAGGACACAACGGACTACCCTTGTCACCACGTGACATTGGATTAGCCGGGCAGAACGTACAGTGATCTGACGGACCAAAGGTCACGTCCTTATCAATGATCCGCTGTTCGGCTGCCTTGGCATCCACCATGAACTTAGCAAGCTCAGTTGCTGATACATAGACACCCTCCACGTTGTTAGCCCACGGCTGTACTACGTGGATCCATACACCCTTGGCCTTCGGCGCCAGGTGAATGAAGCATGCTGCGTAGTACAACAGCTGTTCATTACCTGCAACATTGACTGGGATCTTGCCCGTCTTCCAATCGAAGACGTGCAATTCATCCGACAAGTACAGCACCCTATCCACTTTGGTACTCGGCTTGGTTTGTAACCAGTCCGCAACCACTGACACCTCACTAAGCTCTTTGAATCTACGCAGTGATCTAACACTGTAGTAGTACTCGAGCGAGTCGATGAAATGCCGCAAGTCTGTCGACGACAGCCCTGCAGTAGCATCGAACATCTCGTGAATCTCTGAGCCCTTACCCTTTGCACCGGCCGTGTGATCCACCACAGGTGCCACCCAGCCTTTAATAGCTAACTCTAAGTTTGCTGACGCAGGACACGCCATCAGGCGGGGCGCTGCGCTTGCACTGAAACGTACCGTCATGTTCTCTCTCCAAATCTGATAGCCTGAAGTCAACCCCTCTGGTTGACTGAGGGTAGAGCCCGTGGCCCCAATGACCACGGGCTCTACCTGTCTAACTAGTCATCCAAGAACAGCGCTTCCTCATCGAGAGCAGCGCCGCCACCGAAGCTGTCGGCATCTGACTTGAACACTAGCTTTGGTCCACCCGCAGCAATGCCGGGTAGCTTGCCATTAATATATGCGTACAGGTTGAGCGTGGTTCCAGCCACGCAACCCGCGTACATCTCGTGCACCGTTTGACCAATATTCTTGATCAACGGATAGTCCAGTACATCGTTGTCTGGGATAGCGAGTTCCGCTTCCGTACGAACGATGGCCTTGAGCTCTAGATCTTGACCACGGTTTCCGTTGATCTTGATCATGGCAACTGCTTCCGGTGCCAGTTCCACTGTCTTCTCAGGCACCGGCTTGATGAACAAGTACGGTGGCTGAGTGTCCCAGTCTCCTGCCTGGATAGCTTCTTCCAGACGCGACACTGTTTTGGCATCGAACTTTTCGTACTTCTTGTCACCCGCTTTAAACTGAGCAGTGAGCCCAGGAAGGAACTCATCCAAGATGAACTTGGTTATCTTGTCCAGACCAACTTGCTCAAGGAGCAGGTTATATTCTGGCGCGATCGCGTCATCTTTCTTCGGGTACTGCGACGTTCCGTTACGAACTACTGCAGCTGCCTGTGTAAACACAGGGTAAGACAGACGCCCTGCTACAGTGATGTTGCTTGGTGCTTGAGCAGCCATTTGGCAACTCCTTCTCTTGTTGTGTTTGCGTAATGCGTGAATGAAACTACCTCAGATCGCAGGAAATTTTTCCTACGATCTGAGGCTCTTACTAGCTGAGTACGCGGTAACTGCTACCAATGAGGATCGGTCGAACCTCATCGGCTAGCTGCCCTACGCACTCAGATAGAAACGTAGGCTTATCTACCAGACTGATGTCTAACACAGTCTGAATAGAACCCGTTGTATTCGCTGCGATGTACAGCTTTGCAGCGTGCGACGAGTCGTAATCAG